ATGCCTTCCCAATTTGCGTTTGGGCTTGGCACGAAATGTTGATGTGTTGGAAACCTTTGCCATTACAACCCGTTTAATTTAATCATATTTGAAATGGATGCCGTGTCTATGTCTGCCGTATCAATGCCCATGAAAATCATGGTGTTTGCATACTTTTCCGCCTTGGCTTGTGCCTTCTTTACATCCGCTTTCAACGCTTCCTTTTCTGCAACCTTTGATTCAACCATCTTTGCATTCATCGTTTGAGCCATTTTCGTGCATTCTCCCGCACTTTCAATGTTTTTTGATACCTTGGTAAGCAACGCATCAATTTCATCGATTGTAGGGCTTTGTTTTGCGTTTACGCTTGTGAACAAATATCCCGTCATAAATAGGGCTGTGAAAACAATCAATGCGTTTTTCATAGTTTTTTCATTGTTTGCATTATACGGATCTCTGTCATGGCACTTGCCAAGCATGAATCGGATCGTTTCAATGCGTAACTCAATTTGTCAATCTTGACATCCAACGCCTCAATCTTTGCATTGGCCTTTTCAATTTGTTCTTTGTACCCCGAACGAAGGTCAATATAAAGATACCCCACAGCCAACAGCATACAAAAAGCAACGGCAGCAACTGGGTTCTTACGAAATTGGTCAAAATTGACGGGCAAAGCATTTTTCGGTGTAGCCATTATATTACGGGATCGGGAACAATACAATATGGTGAATCGGGAAACTTGGCACAATACCCAACCAGGTACAAATTGTCATCCCCGCTGAATGTATGTATTCCCATCGGCTCGGGCCACACCTCAAACGGGGCAAAACTTGCGGGTGGTTCTGCATAAAACAGAATATCAACCGCCCATTTGTCGGACTGCTTTGTGCAAACGGGTTTGTCATCCACTTGCCCCCACTCTAAACAAATAAATCCAATTTCAACAACTGCGCAATCTTTCCAAGTTGTCACGGTTTCCCCGCTTGGGGTGGTTGTGGTTTGTTGTATGTCTTTTTTTAATTTCTCCCAATCTGCGGGTAAAAATTCAAATTTAGAAAATTGTTTCATTCTGTTAAATTGTGGTTAATGATGCCAATTCGGCGTTTGTTAAACGGGTTTTGAATAAGCAAAGTTGATTGTAAACCTTACCACCTATTCGGTCGTTTGTTGTGCTGTAAAGAAAAGTGAAATCGCTTGTTGTTGGGACTGTACCGCTTGAAGCGGTTGATATTTGTGCCCCATTAATATAATACGCAAAATCATTTGATTTATATGCAATTGCTATTTTATAGCGTTGCCCAACCGAAAAGGACTATGCACCACTAAATTGAGAAGTAGTATTTGAAACTTCGCCAATGATATATGTATTGCTATTTGCGTATAGCCCAATATAATTTGCACCACCGCCTAAAAATGCAATCCATTTTGCTGACCCATCATAAGCAGTAAAAACAAAGTCAACAAATAGCACACCTTCGGTTTGACCGATAAGCGACGAAATTCCCGTCTTGCTACATTCATCAGCCACCCTTGTGGCACTTGCTGATGTTGTTGGTATGTAGGATGTGGCGTAAGATGATTGCTCGGCTTGTCCGCCCCACAAATAACAATATGTACCCGTACCCACATAACCCGCAGTTGACCAACTTGAACTATTCAACATCAAACCAAAAGCATAGGCATCCCCACCCGCATAATTTGAAGAAACTGCAATTGTTCCACTTATTCTATACCATCCATTGCCTTGACTTGCAACACTTAAATTGCTCAAAGTTGCACTTGTAGTAAATTGGTCGGTTATTGTTCCCGTTTGTAAATCAACTACAACTTGCCCTCTATAATCAGTATTGTCTGTAATTCCCCACGAAATATATCTGTGAGTTCCTTGTTTTGCGTAAATTGAAAAAGACAAAGTTTGATTTGTCAATCCACTTCCTATAAGTTGGAAATAACGATGTTGTGTGTTTGCTGAGTCATTTTCAAGTTTACTCGCATTTTGCGTTCCGTCTGGTGATGTTGTAGAATTTGCGGTTGCAGTTGTATTGGTTAAATTCCAATAGGTTGTTAAATTCTGCGAAGACAAAACATAATTCGTACTCTGCTTCTCAAGTAGTAACGATGGACATCCGCCCCCGCCATTTTGATAAGTTAATCTTGGTACATTTAAGCGGTCGGTAGTGGGGAAATAGGGTTTGGCGGTTGAGCCGATGTTAATCTGACCTCCCCAAACTAAAATATCCGCGGCGTTTGCACTTGAATCTGTTGTAATCCCGTGTGGTTTGGCTGAACCACTTGGCAATATAGTAAACTCAAATCTTTGCCATTCAGATGTAGCCGTAAAATTTGAAGAAACCTCTGCACCATTGTTGCCAAATAATCGAAAAGTTTGATTTGTGCTTCCCGTTCTTTTAACATACATTGAAATTGTACCGCCATTTATCAAATTGATATCTTGATAAGTCCATTGAACTACACTACCTCCCGAATTTTGTATCCGTGTTGCGGTCATTGTTCCATTTGGCGCGGTTGCATAATTGGCAGTTCTTGTAATTGTTCCACTTACTGCATACGAACCCCACAATGTCAAATTTTCGGAATTATCTGCCAAATTCCACGGGCAAACCTCAACCAATCCCGCCGAATTTACTCGCGTTCCGTTGGATGCACGGGTGAATGACAAATCGCCATTCCCGTTTGTGGGTATTTGAGAATATACAACATCCTCTTTGTATCCGCTTGGTATCATTACCAAACTCGCTTGTTCTAAAAGTGTACTCATTCTTGTGAATCTAAATTATCCAATTTGAAAATCATGCAGTCCACACCTTCGTAATAACCACCATCCGCAGTTACCCTATTGGTATATTCTAACGCCAATACCGCCCCACCCGCTTGGGTGAATGGTGTTACCCCAATCGCTAATCCAACAAACATTTATTCGTTGTAAAGAACGATTGAACCCGATGTCAAGGTGATTGATGAAATGTAATTACCATCGGCCACACAATGGAATGGGCCTGGCAATAATGTTACACCCGTCAATCCCATAATGGTCATCAATGAATTGCCATCCTTGTCCAAACAAGCCGATACAACGGCATTTGAATTGACAAAGAATCCACGGAATCTTCCCGTGTTGGCTGATGTATTGGCAACGGCTTTTGAACCCGTGTAACCCGCGGTGAATGCTGATCCTGAAATGCTCATATTGATAAAACGATTTTAAGGTTAATTGTTAGGGGTTACGCGATACATTGCCCACGCCTTGCGCCCACAATGTGCCATCACAACACTTTTTTGAATATGTGTTTTTGTCTTTGCATAAACACGCCCTTGTTCCACCGCCTTGTGGTGAACTCCGTGATGGTGTTTTCCACCCGTTCTGGGTGTTGTTGGGGTTGTTGGGGTTGTTCCAATTGCTCATTTTCTTGTGATTAAAAGTATCAAAAATAACAATGCCAATATCAATGCCAAACCAACACCCACCATTTGGGGCAAACTGATTCGTTCTTTGTATTGGATTTGTGGTGGTAATGTAATTGTCTTGGTGAATCGGATGGTATCGGCCTTTACAACTGTCTTAATTCTTATCACATCGTGATTTCGATACACAATCGTTTTAACGCCATCTTTTTCAATTGTGAGGGTATCAATCGTTTTTGTGGTGAAAGTGTCTGTAATGCTCACCGAATCGCGTACAAAGATGGTATCAATGCCATACACACTTATTTGCGCCATTGCGGGATTCTTTTTGATGGCTTGTTTCAAATGATACTGCGCGGAACACCCCGTTAACATCACCAAAAGAATTGTTGCTTTTGTGAACAAATCACAATTGGCGGGTTTCACGATTTTCAATTCCGTGAAATACTTGGTCAATTTCTTGACCTTTTCATCCTTTGGCTTGTATGTCTTTTTTACAAATTCCATGAAACATAGTTTGATGGGTTGGTGTTTGGATATTCACCCGCTTGTTGATCCTCCGTATATTGACTGAACAATTGTGGGTAGTAACTCAAATAATCCACAACCCTACGGCGATAAGTTTCGGCGATGTTTCTTTGGCGTTGAACCAATGAATCCAATTCGCTTTTATCTGGCAAGGTGGTGTTTTCGGGTGAGTTACGCAAAATACCTGCGTTTGTTACCTCGTAACCATGAAACAACAATAAATCGGCCATGGCGTAATGAATCAACATCGGTTGAACATAGTGCGAAACCAAAGTTTGATAATTGCCCGTCAATGTGCCGTTCTCAACCTGGGTTAAAATGTACCGATACAATTTTGTTCCCAACAATTCTTGAACTTGAATATCTTGGGCGATTTTCACGAATGGATATATTTTGTCTACATCCACATTACCACCCAATTGGGTATACTTAAAAATCAACTCTTTGTCGATTAATAGAATATCATCGTTTGCGTACATCTTATTTGTTCTTTAAACTTCCTTTGTTTGGCATATCAATCGGCCTTGTTTTGGCATCACTCCACCCGCTTGGTGAAAATGGTACACCCGCCTTATCCGCTGATTTGTTTGAAACCTCGTTGTAATTTTCCAAGTTTCTATTATCACCCGTTTCACCAGGTTGTTTTGGTAAAAACTTTCCTTTGATTTGTTTTCTTCTAAATGTCAATCGTTCCCATCTGTGGTGGCAATTTACCCCGCCTTTGTATTTCCAAATTGAATAGGTCGATTCCCCTTGTGGTGCGAATTGTCCGTTGACACCCGCATCACCCATGGCAATAATATCTTCACGGCGATAAATTACTCCCCCTTTGGATTCTTGAACCATTGCAGTGCAAAACTGCCTTGAATTGTTGGATACGAAATTAGGGCCGTACC